TGTTTTATACATTGGAAGACGATTTTTCGGAAAGAATTGCACCTCACATTAAAAATAGTGTGGCTAGAGAAGCTATGGGCAATCATGCTCAATCTCACTCTAATATCTATGGCAAAGCCTTTGATCTTACACTATCTCCGTTAAAAACTATCTTTGAACTAAAAGACGAAAATCCTAAAACGATTGAGTCTTATGGTGGTAGAGGAAATAACTTTGGAATGGGTTGTCTTCTTGCTAGAAAGTTAATTTCTAAAGGAGTTAGCTGTGTACAAATCGACCTGGGTGGATGGGATAATCATAGCAATATCTTTAGTACTATTAGGAATGGGAATGGGAATCGTCTTGATATGGGCATGGGATATTTGGTCAAGGACTTGGTAGATATGGGTATGTGGAAAGACACTGTAGTTATGTGGATGGGCGAGTTTGGTCGTACACCTAAGATTAATCAGAATGGTGGGCGTGACCATTGGGCTAGGTGTTGGTCTGTAGTTCTTGGGGGTGGTACTATCAAAGGTGGACAGGTTTATGGATCTACAACCTCTGATGGTATGGACATTAAAGACAAGCCTTGCAGTATTTCAGATGTTTATGCTACAGTTTACAAAGCTTTGGGTTTAGACCCAATGTTCCAAATTAGAGATAATTTAGGGCGACCAATACCTATATCAGAAGGAAAGGCTTTAGACATATTTTGATTAATTATTCTTTATGCTTATTTGGTGAATTTGAAAATTCTGTTGAAGAGTCCACAAATAGTTTGCGTAGATATTCAACAGGATTACTTGAGTATTTTTTAAAATTAAATCATGTTGACTTAAAAGTTGTTCAATTTGATTGGAAAACAGAGCGTAATCAAGAAAAAACTTTTGAAAAAATTCCAAAATGTGATTTTTTATTAACAGCTTTATATGCATTAAATGTTTTAAATAACCCTCATTTAGCAAAAGAAAAGGTTAATTATAAAACTTCAACTTTTTTAGAAAATAAAAGTTCGTGGGATTATTCATTTGGAAATCTAAAAGAAAGTTCTCCAGAATGCTATATTCCTTACCCTTGTTCAAAAAGATTGTTTAAATACAAAGAAAAAATTCCAAAAACAATTCTTTTAGACGATCACAATCCAGAAATAGGTTTTGGAAAAGATATATCTGTACAAATAATGAATTGGTTAGAAGAATTTGTAGATAATGGATATAAAATTTATCAACTTACAAAACAAGGAGATCTGCCACATTCAAAATATATAGAGCCAATATTTAAATGCAATTATCAAGAATATATGGAAAAAACATCTGAAATTGAATCATTTATAATGACTCACCCAGGAGCTTATGAGAATTCTGTAATTGATATGGTTGCAAGAGGAACGAGAGTATTAGTTCCTATAGATCAAGGAACATTTAAAAGATATGACAAGACAGAGGGGTTTGTTCCAATAGAAATAATTAAAGATTTTGAATTAGGGACATTTAAAAATAAAGAGCAATTGATAAATTTAATAAAGAAACCGATAGATAATTCTAATATTCAAAACCATATATCTATGATGACAGATATGGAAGAAGCTGTTTTGACAATAGACAGAGTTTTTCAAGATATAATAACAAACAACAACAAAACATCTTGATTATAAAATTTTTTTTGATAACCTAAATTTTTAACAGGAAGAACGAATAGTATACCAATGGCATGTTGCCAGAGGTTTCTGTTCTAACTCATAGGAGGTGTGTTATGTTTAGTTTTGTTTTGGGTATCGCTTGTGCTGCTAGTGTTGAGTCCATTGACATCATTAAGATTCGTGGTGGATCTTCTTGCTCAAATGGATCGTGTTCTGGTTCTGTTTTTTCAGAAGCAACTAAATCTTCTAAGGTTGAAGTTGTTAAAAAACAGGAAGTTGCAACTAAATCTTGCAATCAGAATACAGCTTGTGCCAAGAAATCAAAATTTAAGATTTTTAAAAAGGCATGTCGTTAAAAATAAATGTAAAAGGGGGGCTTTTGCCCCCTTTTTATATTGAAATGGATAGTAAAAAATGAACAAAGAATTAACAAATAGTTGGCAAGGTGGTAATAAAACAGAAATAGATTTAAGCAGATTAAATATTGATGGTTATAAAATAGATTACAACAGTGCAACTTTTTTAGGCAAGCGATATGAAAAAGTTTTTAAACCACTAACAGGACTTTCTTTATATAATATCCTTACAAATGAAGAAGTCTTAAAATCATCAGAGATTTTAAAAGCACATATTAAAAGAATTAAAGAAAATAACTCAAGTTTAAAAGATTTTGAAATTTGTGATCTTGAAAATTTTCAAAGAATGTTAGAAACTTATGGAAATAATGGATTTTGCTTATATTCTTGGTACTAATATGTATTACGCATATATTCAATATGTAAATAACAACATGGAAGTTTGTAAAAAACCTATTGGAAAAATAGAAAACTCTGAAGATATAGCTACAAAAGTTATTCAAGACATATATATGTTAGAGTATATGTATATGCCAATGGCAGTTTTAATAGTTGAAGAGGATGGAAAAATAATATTAAAGTATTCAATAGAAAAAATTAATGAAAAATTCTTTCTTGTTTCGAGGTAAAAATGAACATTGATTCCTTAATAGAAAGATTAAACAAAAAAATAAAAAATAACATCACATTTAGAAAAAAAGATGAAAAAATATTATTGATTTATTATAAAAACGAATCATATAAAAGATTTTTAACAAATCAAATTTTACATTTTTGCAATGAAAATAAATTAGAAATATTTGATGTATCTCCATACAAATGCGACATTGTTAATTCATGTCACTTATATAAAGAGAGTGATTTTTACTTAAATATGTTTTATGAAATAAAGATAAGCAAAAAAGCAGAGTATAATAATATTGTTGTTTTTAAGGATATTGATTCTTTTATTTCTGATGATAAAACAATTGGGTTAGTAGAATACATAAATGATTTTAAAAAATCTATTAACAACAATACAAAATTTATAATTGTTATGACTAATAAACGGCAAACAATGAAGCCGTTTTGTAAAAGCGATCCAAGTTTTTTGGGTATTGATTTTTATGGTTGTTTAACAGAAGCAGCATTTTTTGATGTTTCTAAAAAAACTCCAGAAGAATCTTTAAAAGAATTAACTCAAGATGAAAATAAATTAGGAGAAATAAATGAGGATTGATGTTTTGTCAAGAATGAGTTTTAAATCTGGAACATTAATATTAATTCAAATTGAAGACTTGAAAAGGTTAATAGATAAAAAAATTAACAAAAAGATAGATGAATATGAAATAATATGTGATGTAGTTGAAAATGGTGGTGAAATGGTTGGTATGGACCCATATGAAAATGTATCAATAGGAAAAATGTATACACTTGATGAAGACGGTGGAAATTCTACAATTTTAAGAGTTGGGCCAGTTATAAACAAATCAAGAAGACTTTTAAACACTGGTGAAAAAACAGCACAAGAATACTGCATATACAAAAAAAACAAAGAAAACATAGACATGAGTGAAATAGGAGATTTTTTTATGAAAGAATTAGAGAACTATAAAAGGGAGATGCTTTAAAGTGAAGACTGATAAAATAACAACTAGAATTGAAAATGGTAATAGTTTAGCGGATAAAGTTGCTAAATATTTAAACTTTCGCTTCAAGTACGAATTTGAAAAAGCTTCTATTGAAGAAGATAAAAAACTAATGATTGATTACAAGTGCAAAAAAACTAATAAAACTGCACAAATGAAGTGCCGTGAAAATAAATCAGACATTATTTATGAAGCAAAAAGGTTTTATTCTACTGATGGTTCATCTTATGAAGAAGCAAATGGTAGAGATGTTCGAACTGAAGCAACATTGTATGTATGTTTATCCGCAGATAAGCGTAAAATTATAGTTGCAGAAACAGAAGCAATTAAAAAAATAGTTCAAAAAGAAATGCAAAAATTAGAAATAACACTTGATCAAGTGAAAAAATACGAAGAAGAATGTCAGCATAATAGAAATAAAACAAAAAAACTTTTATCAAATAAATCTAGAATTGAAGTATGGTTTAAAGTTGACGAGGGAGTAGATTCAAGACATTATAGTAAATTGCTTGTTTTTATACCTTACTCTGCTATATTTGAATCTGTAGTAATTGATTTAAAGAGTGATGAAAATATTGAAGACGAAAGGACTTGGAAAAATGGATGATCAAATTATTTTTAATCGTAGAACACCTAGTTTGCTTGTTGTTGATAACTTCTATAAAGATCCAGATTGGATAGTTGAAAAAACAAAAGACTTTGATTTTAAAGAAGAAAACAAGTTCTATAAAGGAAAAAGAACAACAGGGTGCTTGTTTCCTTACATAAAAGAAGAATTTGAAAAGTTATTGCAAGCAGAGATAGTAGATTGGTTAAATCAACCAATGAATGGTGTTTTTCAAATAACATCTGGAAATGACCCATTAGTATGGCATAGTGATTCACAAGACTATGCAGCAGCAGTATATTTAACTAAAGATGGCCCAACAAATGCTGGAACATCATTTTGGAAAGATAAAAAGTATGGATGCAGAAGACCACCAAGTCATCCATTGGAAAATAGAGAAGATATACATGAATCAGACATATACACACAGCATAGCTTATTAAACGAAGACAGTTGGGAGTTGGTAGATAGAGTTGGATCTGTATATAACAGACTGGTTCTTTGGGATGGAAAAATGATTCACTCAGCTACAATGTACGGTGAGTTTTCTAGGTTAGTTCAACTATTCTTTTTTAATGTGAAAAAATAAATGCCATACTTTTCTATAGTTACGCCAACGCACAATACCCAGTTCCTTGCTAGACTTTCTCGCTCTATAGCAAGGCAAACATTTAAAGATTTTGAATGGGTAATTGTTCCTAATGGGAACGCCAATATTGATGTTGAATCTTTGGCTTTTAAACCAAGAATTTTACAATCAAAAAACCCTGACTCAAAATTAATTGGACTATTCAAAAAAGAAGGGTGCATAGGATCAAATGGCGTTGTAGTAGTTGAGGTTGACCATGATGATGAGCTAACGGAAGATTGTTTACAAGAATTATACAACACATTTAATTCAGATCAAACAATTGATTTTGCATATTCAAATTGTGCAGAAATAGACCCTGATGGAAAGCCCTTTGTTTACTCTGATTATTATGGTTGGAGAAATAGACCGTTTAAATATCATGGTAAAGATCTTTTAGAACTAATATCATTTGATTCAACTCCAGCATCATTCTCTAAAATTTGGTTTGCCCCAAATCATGTTCGTGCTTGGAAAAAATCGTTTTATGAAAAGATTGGTGGTCATGATGAAACAATGGAAGTTTTAGATGATCATGATATACTTTGCAAAACATACATACAAGGAAATGTTAAACATATAGATAAGTGCTTGTATATTTACTATAAGCATAAGAACAATACCTGTTACGGTGAAAAAAATGCTTTCATTCAAGAAGAAACATTAAACATTCATGATAGGTATATCTACGCATTAGCTGAGAAATGGTGTGATCTTAATGGTTTGCTTAAGATAGACCTTTGTGGGGGTTTTAATCCTCCAAAGGGGTACAAGTCAGTAGATATGCAGAACGCAGAAATTATACATGATTTAAACGATCCTTGGCCTTTTAAAGATGGCGAAGTTGGATTAATAAGAGCACATGATGCACTTGAGCATTTAAAAGACCCAATCCATGTGATGAAAGAGGCTTATAGATGCCTATGCCCAATGGGTTGGTTTTTAACTCAGACTCCATCCACAGATGGCAGAGGTGCTTTTCAAGATCCAACACATATAGCATTTTGGAATAGCAACAGCTTTTGGTATTACACAAAAAGAGATCAGGCTAAATACATTGGAACACCAGTAAGATTTCAAGCAAATAGAATTAAAAACTTTTATCCAAGCGAATGGCATAAGACACACAATATTCTTTATGTGAAAGCCGATCTGTTAAAAGTTCCAGATGAAACATTAAAAATGAGAGTTCCTGGAGAAGTTTCAATATGATACACAACGCTTTTATTAGCAGCGGAGAATTAATTGACAAAATAACAATTTTAAAAATAAAATGTTCAGTAATAAACAATGAAAATAATATTAATCAACTAGAAAGTCTTTTAATAGTTTATAATCAAATGCCAGAAAATTTAAGAATTAAAATTATTGAATTTGAAGAAGAACTATTTTATATAAATAAAGTAATATGGAAATATGAAAATATAGTAAGATCAAAAGTTAATGATGAAGAAATTTTAAAAGCTGCAAAATCTATATTTGAATATAATGACAAAAGAAACAATTTAAAAAAGTTGATAGATCAAGAAACAGCCAGTGGATTTTTTGATGAAAAAAAGCACGAAATAAATTAATTCTTCCAATATTCTTCAAGATTATCGTAAACAGTATTCCTAAAATCAAAATGTTTTGTAATTGCATTACATGCAGCCAAATGAAATCCAAAAGATTGATCGCTTGTTTTTGACCAATATTGTTCAACAGAAAATTTGCAAGCAGTATCAATATCAGCATATTTAAAACCAAGATCTAGCATTTTTTTATATATTGTGCAGCACAAGAAAACATCTTCAGCATGATTACAATATAAATCACCAATAATTTCTGATGCTTTATCCATAAACGATTTTGATCTTAAAGAAAATCCACCATTGCCAACATGATTTGTGCCATTTGGAGAATGGGGCCAAGTAGCACCAATGTAATCGTATTTTAAAAAATCATCTGTCCATTTTTCTGGCATATATATTAATCCATCATGTTGAACAATTAGTGCAAATTTTGTTTTTATATATTTTGGAAATTCTTTAATCATAAAATTATCGTATTCTCTAGCAGACGATATTTTATTTATGTTTATATAATCGACACCGTATTCTTTTAGCTTATAATGTTTTATATCTGAAAAATAAATTGCTTTATTAAAAGAAATATCGCAATGTGAAAAAGAATGAATTATTGATTTTGCAGCATTATGATAGTTTTTGCAATCAACCACACAAATTGTTATGTCGTTTAAATTATTCAAAAAAGCTCCAATCAATTAAATAATTTGACAGATGCACGAATAGTAATATATTACAATTTTAAAGGAGTTAATCAAGATGAAAGCTATAATAAAAGATTTTGTTGGAAATTATTTTTGCAGGGAACCAGAAGTTGGATTAACAAAAGTAAAAAGTAATGCTTATATTTTTGATTGTTATAATGAAGAACACTCAAAATTAATATTAGAAAAAACAAAAATGTTTATATCTAATGATGATTTAACCTTAGAGTTTGTAGAAATGACAGAAATAAATTTAAATTTTTAAAGGAAAAAAATGAACATATTTGTATTAGATAAAAATCCAAAACAAGCTGCTGAATGGCATATGGATAAACACATAGTTAAAATGCCTTTGGAAACAGCACAAATTTTATGCACCATTCTTAATGGTCATGGCATTATGACACCTTATAAATCAACTCATATCAATCATCCATGCACACTTTGGGCAGGAAAAAGTATGGGCAATTTTATTTGGTTGTGCGAATTAGGAATACATCTGTGTGATGAGTATTATTACAGATATGAAAAAGAACACAAATGTAAAAAAATTATAGAGGAATGTTTGACATTTGCATGTAAAATACCAAATCTTGAAATGACAGAATTTGTTCAAGCTATGCCAGAAGAGATAAAATCAAAAAATCCAATAGAGTCATATAAAATGTATTATATAAAATTTAAATCACATATCGCAAAATGGAAAAAAAGAGACACACCAAATTGGTACAATGTAATACTATGAAAATTAAAAAAAATAGACAAAAAAAAGCCAGAAGAATAATGATATTGGCATCTATTAGAATGTCAAAAAGCATTGGTATAAAATTCAATAGATTTTGTATGGAAGATATACGAGATGTTTACATGGACATGTTTGGGGTAGATAGTTTAATTAGAAGATTTGATATAGCAAGTATTGTGGCTTAAACACTATTTTTTTGGAGATTTTGTTTTTATACCAACTTTATTATATTCACTACGCATTTTTGGATTATCATCTATAGCAAAAAGAACTTTTTCTTTAATGCTTTCAGCGTGTTTTTTCTTAGATTCATTTTGATCTTTTGGACCACCACCAATGTTATTCATCATCAATCGATTGTATTTGACTCCAGCCTTTTTAAGAGATTCTACTGTGTCTTTCCTATCCTTTTCTGGTCTACCTGTTATTATATAGATTTTATTTTGTTTTGATAACTCATTAACATAATCGACCATTTTTTTAATTGGGTATATGCCATTACGCAAAATAGTGTTGTCAATATCGACAATAACTACATTTGCATTAGATAAGTACAGTTGTATATCTTCTGTTATACTCATATTAACTTAGTGTAAGCAAATATTTTAGTTGAGAAAAAGAACTGAGCATTTCATCTCTTGTATTTAATAAATTTGTTTGTGTGATTGGATTTACATTTTTAGGTATTTCTACAATAAGAAAGTTTTCTGCTTTAGAAATAAATGAAACAATTTCTTCTGGAGTATTATTAGATACAGAATACGAAGAAAATTGACCATGTGGCATTAAACCGTGTTCGCCTTGCCATTGTTCAATAAATTCATCAATGCTGTCAGATAAAGAATCGTAAGCTTCACCAAATGATTTGTGTTGAGCAAAGGATTTGGTATTCCAATGAAAAACTTTGAGTTGTGAAAGCAAAAATAAGAAATCTGACTGACTAATAGTAGCATCTGTTGCTACTTCAGCAGCTTTTGAAAAATAATTATAGATTTGTTTTGTAAAATCTGTGTTTTTCATAATATCTCCTTACTATAAGGTACACCAAAATAAATTTTTAAAATTACCAATCAATATTTTCATAAAAATAATTTGCCGATACACTGTTTATACTATAATAAAGACATCTTTTATGAATCCATTCTTTTAACTTAGCTTTATCTTTTTCTAAAATTGCATTTTTTCTTAATTGATCATATTTTTTTTCTTCAAAAGAATAATTTCTTGCATCTTGATAGTGAAAAGAAAAAACTTTAAAATTTTTAATTTTTATATAAGTGCTTAAAAATCTTTCGTGTATAAACGGAAAAAAATTCAAAGAGTTATCTTTGTAATATCCCATTGAAGAATTGTGAATTTCTTTAGTTGCTTCATCTAATTTATCTAATGCATCAAAATATTTTAAAAAAAAATCATTGTATCCATCCCAAAATGTTTTATTTGCAACAAAATAACAACAGTAAAACATATCGTCAGTATTCATTGGTTCATATAAATGTTTTAAATCTATTTTTAATAATGGAAAAATTTTTTCCATAACCTTGATTGTTTTTTGATTAATAGAATAGAAGTTTTCCCATATATTGTACCAACAAGCTGAGGCAGTATAAAATGGGTTAAAAAAATATATGTCATAACCTTCATTTTTTTTTATTTTATTTATAATTTCTATGCCATGAATGTTCATTTTTGATTTATAATTAATGCTAAACGAACCCCAAAAATCCAATTTTTCTGCAACAGATTTTTCATAGCATATTTTATTTAAATAATATTCTCTTAATTCTGGTTTTAAATTTTTTGTATTGTCTATTTTTTCAAATGATTTATCTACAAGATTTTCTTGATCTTTGTTATAAAAACATTGATATATTTTAATGTTCAAATGAATGCCTTTATATTCAAATGCATAAAAAATAAATTCATTAGCAGACTACTTTATAGGTGTATTTATATCAAGGGTGAAAAATGAAATTAAATATAGTTACAGTTTTATTTAGAAAAAATTTACTAGAAAAACAAATGGAATCTATTCCTAAAAAAAAAGATATAAATTGGATTATTTGTAAAACTAAAAATTGGGGAGAAATACCAAAATCAATAACTGAAAATAAAAATATATATTTAACAATAATTTCTGAAGTTGATTGTGAAGAAAATAGGGAAAATTTTGTAACAAAAATAAATCAAGGTTTATCTTTAGTAGAAGATGGTTTTTTTTGTATACTAGATGATGATAACATTATACATCCTGACATGTATGAAATTTACAATAATGAAAAACACAATTATGAAATGATTGTTGGAAAACAAATAAGAAAAAACGGAAAAATTTATTTAGACCCAAATTATCCAAGGCAAGATTTTGTAGATATGGGAAATGTTATTTGCACTACAAGAATTTTAAATAGTGTAAAATATTTTAATAAAATTGATAAGAACCATACATCATATGATGGACAATTTTGGTCGTTATGTTTTTCAAATCTAGACAAGGAAAGAGTTGCTTTAATAAAAAAACCAATGTTTTATTATAATGGATTAAGATAATGGCTATAGGTGTTCATAAAATAACAGAAGATTTTGAAAAATTGATATGTGATTATACAAAATCGCCCTATTGTGTAGCCACTGATAATTGCAGTAATGCTTTATTTTTGGCACTTTTATACGAAGGAATTAAAGATAAAAAAATAGGCATACCATGTAGAACATACCCATCTGTTCCGTGTGAAATAATTCATGCTGGTGGAAAAGTAGAATTTTATGAAGTTGAAGGAAAAATAAAAGGTGAATATCAACTATTGGGCACAAAGGTATTTGATAGTGCTTTGAGATTCACATCTAATATGTACAGAAAAGGATTTACTCAGTGCCTTTCTTTTAGTGGTCCTCATAAGCATTTAAAGCTTGGCAAAGGTGGGATGATATTAACTGACAGCTTAGAAGCTTCCCAGTGGTATAAAAAAGCAAGATTTAGTGGAAGAGGCGAATGCAGTTATCACGATGACATATTCACAATGACAGGCTGGAATTTTTATATGCTTCCAGAAATTGCTGCTAAAGGAATTGGTCTTATGGCTGGAATTAAAGAACATAATGAGGATTTAGAACTATTATATCCTGATTTAAGTAAATTTGAAATATATAAAGGGGAATAAAATGGAGTATGGAGAAACAATTGTTGTAAAAGAAAAGGTAGATAAATTAAAAGAATTATTAAAATCTGTAAAAGACCTAGATGGTGATGTAGTAGAAATAGGCGTTTATTTTGGTGGAACAGCATTAGAAATAGCAAAAATAGAAAACAAAAATACCATTCATATTTTTGATACATTTAATGGGATGCCTAATTTTTCAGAAGAAAAAGATAAAAAATGGGCAATAGGAAGTTTTAAAGGTGCAGATTTTGAAAAAATAAAAAATTTGTTTTTAAGTTACGACAATGTAAAAATATATGATGGCATATTTCCAAATGAAACATTTGAAAATATAAAAAATATTAAATTAAAATTTGTTCATATAGATGTTGATAATTATCAGTCTTATAAAGATTCTTTGTCTGCAATTTATGAAAATGTTGTTGAAAATGGAATCATTGTTTTTGACGATTATAATGAATCATGCTGTCCTGGTGCAAATTTAGCAATAAATGAATTTTTTGAAAATAAAGAAAGAATAATTTTTGATAATACATACTATATAATTAAAGGAAGTTTATAATATGCAAACTGAAAATTCTTTAGAAATAGTTAGAAAAATAACCAAAACAGTTCCAAGCTTTCATCATCACTATCATATTCTTTATGATCTTGCCAATACTATAGAAAAAGAAAAAATAACATATCTTGAAATAGGTGCATATGGTGGTGCATCTGCAATACTTATGCTCCATAATGAAAAAGTAAAAAAAGTTTTTTCAATTGATATAGGTCATCCTATAAAAGAAAAAACTGTATTAAAAAATGTTTCTGATTTTTTTAAAGACGATAGATATAATTATATTGTTGGAGATTCTGCAAACAATAAAGTAAAAGAATCCCTTTTAAGTAAAACAAAAGAAGTAGACATTCTTTTTATAGATGGTAGTCACGAATACAACTATGTTTTAAAAGATTTTGAAAATTATTCACCTATTGTTAGTAAGGGTGGATTTATAGTATTTGATGATTATAATTGCAATATTTGCACACAAGTTAAACCAGCAGTTAATGAAATAGTTAAAAAAATAAATGAAAAAGATTTTATAATAATTGGAACATTAAAAAATGTTTGTAATGCTCACCCAAAAGAATTTGAAGATGGGAATTGTTTTATAATTCAAAAGGTTGTGTGAAATGATAACAGTATATGGCCTTTGTTATAGAATATTAGACTACGCAAAAAAAACCGTTGATCGATTAAGGGAAACAGCTTCAGAAGATTTTAATTTTGTTTGCATAGAATCAAAATCTTGTAATTCTGAAAAATTTTTACCTTGGGCACTAGAAGAATTAAAAAATAAAAAAATACAAAGATTTCTTGCGTGTACAACAAATTGTAGATTATATGGATTTAGATATGCTCTTGAAAATTTTCCACCAGATGATTCTGAAGATTTTTTTGTTTTAACAGAACTAGATGTGTTAGTTCCAAAAAATGTTGACTGGATAAAAGAAATAAGAAAAAAAATGGAAAAAAATGTAATTTCTGGATTTACTTTGAGTAGTGAAAACTATGTTAAACCAAATACTGGATGGAATGAAAAAGAAAACATTGAAAACAAAAATTTTGGAGTTTGGTTAATGGCTATTAAAAAAAATATATTATTAGAAGGACTTAAAACATTAAAGGGCGAATTAACAGATGTTAAAATTTTATCTTTTATGTCAAAAAATGGAAAAAAAGATATTATAGATCAAAAACTTTATCACTTAGGTTGGAATTCGTGGAAAGATGATCCTGATTATTGGGATTACAAATTAAAAACTATGGATAGATGGCAAACCAAAAAATGTAAAAGTGAAGAATCTATAATTACAGAATTTAAAAATTACGAAAACATATAAATTTAAAAGGTAACATGAAATGATAACTGTGTATGGTATTTGCTATAGAATATTAGATTATGCAGAAAAAACAGTAGATAGACTAAGAAAAACAGCTTCAGAAGATTTTAATCTTATTTGTGTAGAGTCAAAATCTTGTAATTCTGAAAAATTTCTTCCTTGGGCATTAAAAGAATTAGAAAACAAAAAAATACAAATGTTTATAGCATCAAGCACAAATTGTCGTGGCTATGGATTAAAATGGGCTGTTGAAAATTTTCCACCTGATGACTCTGAAGATTTTTTTGTTTTAACAGATTTAGATCTTTTGGTTCCAAAAAATGTTGATTGGATAAAAGAAATAAGAAAAAAAATGGAAAAAAATGTAATTTCTGGATTTACTTTAAGTAATGAAAATTATGTTCATCCAAATTCTGGATGGAATGAAAACCAAAATATATCAAAAAAATTATTTGGGGTATGGCTTATGTCAGTAAAAACACAGATTTTTTTAAACATATATCAAAATAAAAATATTAATTTAATAGATTCAGACATTATTTCAAGCATGACTAACTATGGGGATAAAGATATAATTGATTCTAAATTGTATCATCTTGGATGGAACTCATGGAAAGACGATGAATCTTATTGGAATGATAAAATAACTAAAAATAATTGGGATTCAAGAAAAGATGTTGACGAAACTGATGAAGTTCCAATATTTAAGGTATATAAAAACAAATGAATATAAACATATTAATATTCCCATGCGGTTCAGAAATAGCATTAGAAGTTTTTGAATCTTTAAAACATAAAAAAAATATTGTTTTATTTGGTGGAAATAGCACAAAAGATCATGGAGTATTTACTTTTAAAAATTACTTTGGAGATTTTCCTTTTGTAAAAGATAAAAATTTTATAGAATTTGTTTCTTGTTTTGTTAAAAAAAATAAAATTGATTTTATATATCCGTGTACAGATTATACATTAGATTTTTTAAAAAAAAATGAAGAAAAAATAGGTTGTAAAGTTTTAACATCTTGCAAAGAAACAACATCTTTGTGTTTGTCTAAAGAAAAAACATACGAGTTTTTTAAAAAAATAATTAAAACACCAAGAGTATTTAAATCTTTTCAAAAAGTAAAAAAGTTTCCAGTATATATAAAACCAAAAATAGGATATGGATCTAGAGATAATTTTAAAATTAACTCAAAGACACAATTAAAATCATTGTTTACTAAAGACCATTTAATTTTAGAGTATCTTTCTGGAGATGAATATACGGTTGATTGTTTTACAAACAATGTTGGAGAATTAATTTTTATAAACCCTAGAGAAAGATCAAGAATTTCAAATGGTATAAGTACAAACTCTATTCTATTTAAAGATAAAAAAATTGAAGAAATTGCAAACAAAATTAACTCAAACATAAAACTTAATGGAAGTTGGTTTTTTCAATTGAAAAAAAATAACAAAGAACAATATGTTTTACTAGAAATAGCATCAAGAATAGCTGGATCTTCAGCAATATCTAGGTACTTAGGTGTAAATCTTGCAGAATTAACAATTTTAAATGAAACATCAAATGGTTTATTGATAAACACAAATAACTTTAATATAGAGACTGACAGATCATTAAAAACAAAAGCAAAAGTGAACATAGATTACGATTATGTATACATAGATCTTGATGATACAATAATAGTAAATAAAAAAATAAATACGGACTTAATAAAAATTATATATCAATTTATAAACAACAACAAAAAAATTGTGCTTATAACAAAACATAAAAACGATTTAACCAAAACATTAAAAAAATATAAAATACAAAACTTGTTTAATGAAATAATACACTTAAACTCAAATGATGAAAAATACAAATACATCATGCAAAAAAGTAGTATTTTCATAGATGATTCATTTTCAGAAAGATTTAAAATTAAAAATTATTTAGGAATCCCCACATTTTGTGTTAATTCTGTAAATTGTTTAATAGATTAAATAAAATTTATTACATTGAGATTTTATGAAATATCTTTATGAAATATGGGTACGCATAGAAGAAAAAAATAAAAAAAATAAAGCTTCTATAGATAAGAATGGAAGTTGTTGCATTGCATTATGTGCTTCATCAAACAAGGAAGCTCTCCTTCTTTTGCAAGAAGTACTTTTAAGTTGTGATAATAGGCCGATAGGAAATAAAAAGAAAATAAAGCACTTTAGGTTGAAAGACAGTTGCTCTAAGTATATATTTCTTCTGTGTAAGGAAAATGTCGAAAGTTATAAAAGAGCATGTGATTAAAAGCAACTGCGTTAACAATTCAAGCATACGGTTCTTCCGCAGTTTTTATACCGAAATGAATCACATCACCAGGGGATAACCCCAAGGATTGCCAGAGAGTAGCCAAACTCTCAACAGGGTGGCACGAAATAGTTTAGAAAGATTATTATACTAGAATTTGAGTGACCACTTCTCATACTAGACCTGATACTTTACAAGTACCTTCTTTCTAATGTCCTATTTGGTCAAAATTTTATAACAAACTGCTAGTTCTAGGAACTTGCTGGTAGTAGTACTATCAGGGAGAAGAAGTGGCCTATTGATTATAACAAGTCTGCTGCTATATCAGAAAAAAACCAAACAACACTTTTTTCAATAAAACCTTTAGAATTAAAATCGTTTGCGTTTTTTCCAAGTATTGATAGCAATGAAATAAATTCTGATTCTGATATAATTCGATTTAAATAAGATTTTCTTGTTATTTTTAACAGTAAATCAAAAGTTTCATTTGAACAAATGTTGTTTTTTGAGATAGAATTAAGTATTGCTGTTGAGTTTGAAAGTTTTTTTGTTAACTTTTTACAAGCATAAGTTATTCTATTTTTCAAAGTTATTTTCCTTGAGGTTTATAATGGCTAAAAAGAAAAAACAAATTTCAAGTGAAATAAAACTTCTTTTAAAAAAGAACCTAAGATCTATAGTAGAAATAGAAAAGAAAAATTGCACTATAGAAGATCCAGATTTTGGAGAAATGGTTTCAAAAAAAGCTTGGAACTCGTCTAATTTTGTTGATTTTGTTAAAAAAAAGAATACATATAGTTACACAATAAGCGAAGGTGTATTAATTATTGGTTTTTTGCTTTTTGAAGTTAAAGAAAATGAATTATTAATTGAAAGAATATGCATAGACAAAGATTTTAGAAGATCGGGATTTGGAAAAGAATTTTTAGATTTTATATACGCAAAAAAATATAGAAATAAAATTGTTTTTTATTGTAAAGAAGATGATGTTGTTACTATTAAATTTTTTAAGAAAAATGATTTTGTAGCAAGTTTAGAAAAAAATTATTTTGATATTGATAATGATGCAATCAAGTTTACAAAGGAGATTTTTTATGAAGAAAACAAAAGGTAAAATACTTGTAAACTGTTTAGGTTGGTGTAATAAACAATTTTTAAGTTGTGATCCAGCAACAAACAGGGTTTGTAAAAAATGCAAAGAAAAAATGGATAGTAAAAAAAATGAAATGGGGAAAAATTACTTTTATGAAAAAAAAATAGAGATAAATGAATAAACCAAAAGTTGCACTTATAACGCCATCATTGGGTATGGGTGGTGCTGAAAGATGGATAGTTACTCTTGCAAGATTCTTCAAGAGATTAGATCCTTATTTAATTTTAAATTTAAGTGGCCAAAGCGACTCTATTTTATTAGATGAAATTCCAAATACAACAAAAGTTATATCAAGTTTTTATTCAAACCCTAAAAAAATTATAGATGTTTTAAGCGATGCAGATGCAGTTATTTCTTGGTGTTTTAATTTAAATATAAGTTTAAAAAATAATTTAAAATGTCCAACAATAGATGTTTCACACAGTGATCCATCATGGAATGATCATTCTTGGCTTATAGAACAAACATCTGAAAGATCAAAATATCATGTTGGAGTAAGCAAAGTAGCTGCATCAGCATTTAAAAAAAATGATTCAACTGTAATCTATAATGGAATAGACACAGAAAGACTTAAAGAATTTAAAGGAAGAATTAAACAAAGAGAAGAATGGTATTGTGAAAATAAAAAAGTTGTTATTTTTTTAAGTAGATTATCAGAAGAAAAAAATCCAAGAATATTAATAGAGTGTTCAGAATTGTTTGATGAAAGTTGGAAATTTTTGTTTGTTGATGTTGGTTCACTAAAAAAAGAATTTAATAAAATAAATAACAACAATATAAAAATAATTAAAAAAACAAATAATATTGGCGATTATTATTCTGGTGCAGATGTAGTTGTTCTTCCGTCAGATGTGGAAGGAATGCCTTTAGTTTTATTAGAATCTTGGTTTTGTGGTGTTCCTATTGTAACAACTAATTATGATTCTTATTTAGAATTAATTAATATGCATGGAGAACTAGCATTATCAACAAATATAAGACCAACAGCAATTGAATTTTCAGATAAAATACAACAAGCTTTTTATGAGGGAAGAAGTTCTAAAAGAGTTATTTTAGCCAAATCTATTGTGCAAAGCAATTACACATGTGAAACAATGATTAAAAATTGGGAAGATTATGTATTTTTAAAAATAAAAGAATGCAATGATAATCAACAATAAAAAAAAATGGATATATATAGGACCACCAAAAACTGGAAGTACAGCTTTGTCGTATGTTTTAACAGATGGAAAATACAACAAAAATGATTTTTTTGAAAATTTAAATGTTAATTTTGAAGGCACAGAAATAAATGGTCAACATACACCTTGGCCTCCGAAAAAACTGAGTTCTAAATATAATGATTATTATGTTTTTATAAGTGTAAGAAATCCTTTTTCTAGGATTGTTTCTCTTTACAATCATTGGAAATATGGGGAAAATTACGAAAATGAATTATTTTTTAAAGAAAAAACACTTGAAGAATTTATGCATCTTGTTTTAAATAAAAATCTTTGTAATAATGGTTTTTTTGATATTACAATAACAAATTGGGTTGCTAGATATGATTTTTTTATAAAACAAGAAAACTTAGAAAATGATTTAAAGATGCTGAATATTCACTCTATCGATTTTAATGTTCCAGTAATAAATGAGAAAATAGGATCGACAAAGCATTGGAAAGAAGAACATAATAAAAAAACAATTGAAATGACAATTGAATGGGCAGAAAAAGACTTTTATAATTTTCAATACAGTAAGGACATTAATGCTTAAGTATTTTCTTGGTTTTTTTGGTTCTGATCGTTCTGGTAAATGGTGGACTGTTCGCTGCGAACACATTGAAGATAATCCATCATGTATAGGTTGTGGCACAAAAAAAGAGGTTCAAGCTCATCATATAATACCAGTTAGTGTTGATTCATCTAAAGAGTTATGTAGAAACAACTTATGTACTCTTTGCAAACATTGTCATTTTGTTTTTGGGCACTTGCACAACTATAAAAATTACAATCCAGAAGTAATTAGGGATTGCCAAGAGCATTACAAAAGAGTAAAACAATTTAGAGTTAAGACTTTTCAAAGACCTATTTCTTTATGGAGGACTATTATGGCTAAGTTTTTTGGTTCTATTGCTTTGGTTTTTTTAGGTTTTTCAATTTATGTTAGTCATATGTATGTGGTAGAGACTAATAAAAATATAACAGTTAAAGAACTTTTTTATGCTGAAAACAGGCTCTTAAAGGATGAGATTTATGCAGAGAGAAACAAACCAACTTATGAAAATGGCTATAGAGATGCTATTTTAAGGGCTGGTTCACCAACTGGTTCTGGCTCATATCGTGATGGTTGGGAGGCTTGTGCAAAGCTTTATGCAGATGGTTCATGGACAAGTGGATATCATACTGCACTAGAACAATTTGGATGGAAGAATGAATCAACAGCATTCAAAAACTCAAATCCTCAAGCTATTTCTATGAAATAATCTTTACTATTTTACCCTCATACTGTGTATTAGTATGGGGGTAATTATGAAAAAAAAATCGCACAACAGTAAGGCTTTTGGTGAAATTTCTGGAAAATATTGGTCTTCTTTAATAAAAAACGCAAAAAAAAGAAGTATAAAAGTAACTGCAACAATAGAAGAAGCTTGGGAAATATTTTTGAAACAGAATAGAAGATGTTTTTATACTGGTTTAAAAATAACTCATAAAAAGTATTTGAAAAGAATTAATAATAAAGACATATATTCTTTAGGAACGGCATCGTTAGACAGAAAAAATAGTAACCTTAGTTACACTAAACAAAACATACAGTGGGTTCATAAAGATGTTAACTATATGAAAATGAGTTTAAACGAAAAGTATTTTATAAAACTTTGCAAGCTTATATCTAGGAGATTCTAATGCCTTTAAAAAATTGTTCTGAAAATGGTAAAGATGGTTGGAAATGGGGCGATCAAGGTAAATGCTATCTTGGAAAAGATGCTAAAAAACAAGCTATCAGGCAAGGAATCTCTATTGAGGGTCCAGAAAAATTTGCTAAAATAATGAAGTCTCAATCTCATGAAGATCTTTATATGCAACTTTCAGAGAATGAAAAAGAATTAGCTAACTCACTTATTTCATTATCTCAAAAAGTTGGTCCACTTGATAAATCTGATGGTATTTGGGTTGGATATGAAAACGCAGAGAATAATCCTACTAAAAACATTGGTGTTAAATGTGGAAATTGTGCATTGCACAAATCAGAAAACGCATGTGCAATTATTGATCAACAAATAGAAATGAATGGAGTTTGTAGATTTGCCGTAATACCAGATGGTTATGTTAATGCTATTCAAGTAGAAAAGGACATAGAAGAATACTTTAATGAAAATAATAAATAGCCCTGTTTTAAAAATAAAATGTAAAGAAGTAGATTTAAAAAAAGGAAAGACTATTGCCAAAAGAATGTGGCAATTTTTGAACCTTTACAATAAAAAGAACGAAGTAAAAGCTGTTGGTTTAGCAGCAAATCAATTTGGAATAGATGCTTCAGTTGCCATAGTTCTTAAAAATAATAAACCATTTATTTTAATAAATCCTAAAATAATAAACTTTTCTCAAATAAAAATTTGTAAAAAAGAAGGTTGTTTAAGTTTTCCAGATGAACAACTTGATGTTTATAGACATATGTGGATTGAAGTTGTATGTTTAAATCATTCTGGATCAATTTTTTTTGGAAGTAGACCAGAAGAAAACAATGATAATTTTTTAGAAAGCTGTGTTGCTCAACATGAAATAGCACACTTAAACGGTTTGACTTTTCATGATTTTCAATGGAATAATTCAATAACACCTAACGATTGGTAAAATGAAAAACCACTATACAAAAGTAAAAAATGCTGTAGATTTTAAAATATATAATGAGCTTGAGAGTTTTGTTTACAACTCTTTAGTTGAAGATGAGTTAACATCTGAAGAAAATTTGCGTTCTTTAATTGTTTCTCAAGTAAAAAGAGAACATGGGAGCCTTATTTATTCAAGTATAGAAATAGAAGATACTATAAAAAATCTAATTATTAGAAAAATTATCAAGGAAGCAATTGGCATAAAGTTGTCCAAGTTTATTTATAGTCAATAGTTAGGGGTATTTATACATGGGCTTTATCCTTTTTAAAGGAGGTATCCCATGCAAACTTATTTCGAAGTTTGGGCAACAGAGCCTAATGGCAAAACAAGAATAAAAATAGCAGAGTACGAAGAAATTTATTGGCAAAGAGCAGAAAAAAAAGCTTTATCATTAGA